TAGAGATTCAGAGCGTTGTCCAGGATGCATGTCTAGCAACTACATGGCCCCAGTTGGCACACAACGTAAACGTTGTTATGATTGCGGCTATCCAATTGTTCAAGCTGGATCTGGAGTAGGTGGCACCGGACAAGGTGGCGCACCAATCGCAGCTAAACAACCGTCACAAGGCGGAGGATTTAATCCAAACGTAATCGTAGATAGGATCGGATAATGTCACTTAGTGCAGAGGCTTTAAAAATTGCTGCCGGTATCAATAAGAAACTAGGTGCTAATACAGTTGTATTAGCTGGTGATGCTCAGCTATCTCAACGAATTACTTCTGGATCTTTAACTTTAGATGTAGTTCTTGGTGGCGGTTGGCCAATGAACCGTTGGGTAGAGCTCGTTGGAGAGGCTTCTCACGGAAAGACTGCTATAGCTTTACGCACCATTGCTGCAAATCAAAAGATCAACCCAGACTTTACCGCGGTATGGATTGCTGCAGAAGATTTTGACGCAAAGTACGCAGAGCTTTGTGGAGTAGACAACAGTCGCGTTTTACTTGTAGAAACCAATAGTATGGAGGATGCGTTCGATGCAGTTATTCAATTCATGGAGAGCAAGGCTGTTGACATGGTTGTTGTGGATTCCCTTCCAGCCCTTGTTCCTAGCGCAGAAGATGAAAAGCATATGGAAGAATTTACTGTGGGTCGTGGCGCACTTATTACCAATAAGTTCTTTAGAAAAGTGGCGTCAGCTACCAAGAGAGACCTCATCGAATCAGAACGACCAGTACTAGGAATTATGATTAATCAGTATCGAATGAAGATCGGCGTTATGCACGGGGATCCTAGGACCACTCCCGGAGGTCTTGGCAAGGACTACGCCTATAGCGTTCGATGCGAGGTAAAGCGTGATGACTGGCTAGAGGTTGGAACTGGTGAGAGCAAGCGCCGGGTAGGTCAAACTATCCGAGTAAGAACTATTAAAAACAAGACCTTTCCACCACAGCAGACCGCATACCTTGATTTCTACTTTGCAGAGGGTGGGGCTATCGATGCTGGTGGCTATGACACCGGAAAAGAGATCGTCGCTTTGTCTATCCTCAACGGAATTGTTGAACGCCGTGGAGGGTGGATGTATTATGGGGACCGTAAGTGGCAGGGGGCGCAGGCCTTAATTGACTCCTTACGTGAAGAGATTGACCTTAGAGAAGAACTAAGCAAGGCTGTCTTAAGCACAATCAAGGCACAGCCAATCTTGGCACTTCATGAGGATTCGGATGAAGAGTGAGGGGCAAAAGCAATCTCTAAAGCATGAGAAGAGATTAGCAAAAAAAGTTGATGGACAACGTTCAGCAGCTTCTGGAGCTTTCTGGTCTCGCAAAGGAGATGTAAGAAGTGATGAACTTTTGATTGAGCACAAATGGACTGGCAAGAAGTCAGTAACCATTAAATCAGAAGTTTTAAAGAAGATAACTACTGAGGCTATCTTAGATAGTCGAATGCCAGTATTAGGTCTTCACCTTGACGGAGAGAACTACGTAGTTTTAGTGGAGGAGGATTTCTTTGAACTTCGTAATTCAATCAGAGGTGACTAAATGGAAAACTCAGACGAGCCCACATGGGCTTGGCGTTATCGTGCCAAGTGTCGTGGGGAAGATACAGAAATATTCTTTCCTCCACGAGATAAAGCACTATACAAACCGATAGCAGATAAAGCTAAAGCAATCTGTTGGGGAAAGGACGGCCGACCGGCTTGTCCAGTTCGCAAAGAGTGCTTAAGAGAAGCTATCATAAACGATGAGCTGCACGGAATCTTTGGGGGCATGTCCCACAGAGAAAGAAACGCGGCTCAAAGAAAATATACAAAACAAGGATTAACCTTAGACGAATGGATAAACCAGGATGGCAAGTACGGGCAAACCTAAAACAGGTGCACTAAAAGCATTCCTAGATGCAAATAAAAGGGATAGTCGTTTGGTCGGTGCTATAGAGCGCCACCTGTTGGCTAAGCCTTTTGACTCTCGTAATATGGCCGTTTTACATCCGTCAGACATTATCAAACCAGAGTGGTGTCATTTGGCGTCATATCATGCACTATCTGGTAACTACAAGGAAGTACGTGAAAAGCCCAACCTACGTCTCGCCTCTATATTTGCTGAAGGCCACTACATTCACGACAAGTGGCAAACATGGCTTAAGGAAATGGGCGTTCTATATGGTAAGTGGGAGTGCTCAGGTTGTGGACCTTCTGATTGGGAGCTGGCTTCTGATCTAGACTTTAATGATAGCTGCGGTACATTTGATTACCGTGAGGTTCCTCTACACAGCCCTAAGCATATGATCTCTGGTCACTCTGATGGGTGGGTAAAGGGTCTAGGAGAAGACTTCTTAATTGAGATTAAGTCTATTGGTCCGGGAACCTTACGTTTTGAAGCACCGGCCCTACTAACGCAGTCAGAGGGTGACTTAGAAAAAGCATGGCGTAACATTCGTGCTCCTTTTAGATCACACCAGTTGCAGGGCCAGGTTTACCTGCACCTTACGCATCTTATGGCTGAAGCCGGAGAGTTGCCCTCCGCTCCTAATGAGATCGTATTTATCTATGAGCTTAAATCAACTCAGGACTATAAAGAGTTTGTTGTTAGCTATAACCCTGAATACACAAAAGAGATCTTTGAGAGCGCATTAGATATAGCTTGGGCAGTTGACAACAAGCGCCCACCAGTGTGTAACATTGACCCGCTTAAGGGATGCAAACGTTGCGAGCCTTTTAGGAGTCCAGATGCCGAACTATGAATATAAATGTCCTAAGTGCCAGGTTGTCTTTGAGACTTTCTTCCCAATTGCAGAGGGCCCTACACCTGCTGTAGTCTGTGAGTGTGGTGGCGAAGCTTTTCGTCAATACTCAAACTTTGGTATCCACCTTAAAGGTGGGGGATGGGGCGGTCAATGATTACCTACAAAGGACTTCCTGTATTAGTAGCAGACGATGACTTTATTGAGCATTTGCATGAAAACGGATTTGATGAAACTATTGACGTAGGAGACTTAGGTCTTGAATGGAACGCTTGGTTAAAGGAGAACTTAGATGAGTCCAATTGAATTGAAAGTTGCTGAGGCAAGTAGTAAAACTATTAACGCCCTGGAACAACAAGGCATGTCGGTAAATCAAAACTACGGGTATGACGCGCCATCACTTCCAACAGATATTACTGGTCTTATGGAAGAACAGGTTATGGATTTGTATACTAAATATGTCGCCTACCTAGAGTTTATTAATCTACAGCTTTGGTGTGCAGAAGTAGATAAGTCTGAAGCAGATAAGAATCTTTCTTTTGTAAAGGCTCAGAAACGCCTAGCGCTAAAAAAGAACGGTACAGCAATAGCTATGATTGATGCAGAAATCGAGGTTGACCCAGACTATCGTGCAAAAGCTAACGCACTACAGGAGTTGTCTAACTACCACGGGCTTATCCATATTATTTCAGAGCGTTTATCAAAAGACATCTCTCTAATCAACCGTGAAATTACTCGCCGTGTAAACATTAACAAGGCAACCGGTAGAAGCAGTTGGTTAACGCCATGAAGCCAGAGTGGGAGCAGATGTCTCTGTTTACAGACGAAGAGCTAGGTATCAAGAAGTCTTATAACATTATTGGCCTTACAGGTTACGCACAGTCCGGCAAAGATACCCTTGCAAGTATCCTTATAGATCGTTACGGATACCGAAGAGTAGCTTTTGCTGACACTATTAGGGAATTTCTATACGAAATTAATCCTATGGTTGCCTGCAGTCCGACAGGTTACTTAAAAGATTTAGTAAACCTTGTTGGTTGGGATAAGGCAAAACAAGAGCCACAAATTCGTAGGTTACTTCAAGACCTTGGCGTAGCAGCACGTAAGCTAATCGACGAAGATATATGGGTTACTGTTGCTCTACGCAATATTAGTCCTGATGATCGAGTAGTTATTACCGACGTTAGGTTCGAAAATGAAGCTTCTCAAATCTCTGCACTTGGTGGACAACTATGGCGTGTAAAGCGTCCGGGGGTTGATGCGGTAAACGCTCACGTATCTGAGACTCAGATGGATGGGTATCGGGTAGATCAAATTTTTCTCAACAATGGGACAGTAGATGATCTAGCTCTACTAGTTCAGATTAGGATGCAAGATGCCTTCTCAAGGTAGAAAGCACAGGGGTTATAAGTCTCAGGATATTTTGGCAGATAAGCTTGTTGTAGAGGGCTGGCCATATGCAAAGTCAACAGGAGCCGGTAGATCAGGTACAGACGTTACTGGAACTATAGGCATTGATTGGGAAGTAAAGGCCAGAAAAGACTTTAATCCTAGTGCAGCTATAAAGCAGCTGAAGGAGCGCAGTGACGGTAAGACTTTGCCCATAGCGGTTCTTCGTCTAAATGGACAGGGCCCTGCAACAATCGGGGATTGGCCTGCAGTTTTGCGCTTAGATGACCTAATTAGATTACTAAAAGAGGCTGGATACCCAGACTTAACCCCTTAAATGACGTACCGTTTTCCTTGGGTGGGCGACTAATAATCGAATCCAAAGGACTACAAACTCGTGATTGAAAAAGATACAACAGAAGAACAGTTCCTGCGTGTAAGTGCTGGCTCTAACGCACAATCCGTAGGTTCTGCTATTGCCCATGCTTTATATGAACGCCCGCAGGTTAAACTTAGGGCTGTAGGAGCATCTGCAGTAAACCAGGCTGTTAAAGCCATTGCTATCGCTAGAGGCTATGTTGCCCCTAGAGGTCTTGACCTTAGCTGCCGCCCAGGATTTACCACCGTGGACTCACGGGACGGACAAATTTCAGCGATAGTCTTTACTATCAATGTAAGTTGATAT